GCCCGTGCCGGAGAGCCAGTAGGCGATCTCCCGGCAGACCTCCGCCACCGTCCTGCCCTTGGGACAGGCGAAGGTGCAGAGGATGGACTCCTGCCGCTCGTCGTAGACGCCGCCGGACACGCCGTCGTAGTAGCCGGACCGGCCCGGTATGGCGATCTTACCCTCCCGGCGGGGCGGGAGGATGGTCCGGGACTGGTCCACGGTGTGGATGCCGTAGACACTGCTGTGGGTGCCTCGGAAAATGAAACCGCTCATAGGACGCCGCCTCCCCTCGATCTGGATTTGCGCTGTGCTAAGTCGTAGAGCTCCCGTGCAATGCGGTCGATGTCCGTATCATCCCGGACATTCAGCTCTGCAATATGGAAGTGGTTGACCACGCCGCCCTCCCGGTTGGAGATGGCGGAGACGATCGCCGCCGTCTGCTCCGCCGGGGAGGGGTTCCGGGGCTCCAGGAAGGTGGAGGGCATGGCGCGCTCCATGCTGTGCAGAGCCGCCTGGGCGGCTTCGGTGTAGGCTGCCTCCAGCCGGGCCTTCTCGCTCTCCGCGCCCTGGATGATGCCCTGGATGTCGTAGCGTCCCGCCTGCCGGAATTTCTTTGACGGGGACGCCTGCCCGACTTCCCGCTTGTAGGCGGCGAGGGCGTCCTTGCCCATCTGGGCGTACTGGTCCACCAGCTCGTCCCTCTGGCTGTCCGCGCCGTTCAGGAGGCCCAGGACGTTGTTCATGCCGATGGTGTACGCCTCGTCGTGGAGGTCCATCTCATTGATGGCATCGTTGAGGTCGCTCACCAGCGCGTCCATCTTCTCCTTGAAATCGATCTCCATGTCCGCCACGGTTTTGGCGAAGTACCCCTTGCCCAGCTCCACCCGGGCGAACTGGTCATTGAGGGCGTCGATCTGCTGTTGTCCGCCCTGGACGATGGCCGCCAAGATCTGCGCCGACTCCTGCCGCCCGTCCGAGAGCTTCTGCACCAGCCCCTTGTCCACGCCCAGCTCCATGGCCAGCCTGATGTTCTCCGCATAGACCCGCATATACTCCACTTGGCCCCGAAGGGTCTCGATGAGGCTATCGATGGAGGTTTGGGCGGAGCCGTCCAGCTCGTTGAAGAGGCCCAGCTGGCTCTCCATGCTGTCCTCCGCCTTCTTGCGGATGTCCTCATAGGAGGTGTGGAGCTTATCGACTTCCTCGGTCAGGGTGGTGATCCGCTCGGTCATAGCCTGGGCCTTGGCGGCGGCTCCGGCCTGACTCTCGCCGTAGTCCGCCGTGGCGGCCTCCAGCTCCGCGATCTGGGCGGCGTTCTCCGACTGTGCGCCGGTCAGGGCCTCGATGCTCTCCTGGAGCACCTGGACGCCCTCACTGCCTTCAGCCTCCGCCTCGCTCAGGGCCTCCCGGGCCGCCTCTAGTTCCAGGGACAACTGCTCCTGCTCTGTGTAGAGCTCGCTCAGGCGCTCCACCCGGGCTTCGTAGAGCTTCTGGTCCTCCGCCTGGTCAATCAGTTTCTCCAGGGCCTCGGTGGTCATGTTGATGGAGTCCGTTGTGGCGTCATAGGCCAAGCCCAGGTCTGGGACGGCTTTGTTGAGCTCCGCCGCCTTCTTGGCCATGGCGTCCTTCTGTGCGGCGGAACGGTTCTCCACATCCACCAGCGTCCGCAGGGCGGCGGTGGACGATGCCACCGCGTACCGCTCCCCGGCAAGGGTGGTCATGAGCTCCTGACAGGCGGCGCGGGACTCCTCCAGGGAGGTGGTCAGGACCTTGGAGGGAAGCGCCTCTTCCACGCCGTCTGCCGCCGCCTGCGCGATGTTTTTATAGGCAGAGACCAAGACGTCCTTTTCGTCCTCTACCCTGGAGAGCATGTCCCCAGTCATCTTTCCGACGGCGTCTACAGCTTTTTGACCCTTCGTGCTGACTGCACCGGCCAGGCCCTCCACCAGCATCTCGCCCACCCAGGCCATCTGCTTGGAGGGAGAGTTGATGCCGAAGAAGTCCAGGACCCCGTCCCAGATGCCGGAGATCCAGCCGGACACCTTATCCCACAGCCACCCGGCCAGGGACTGGATGCCGTTCCAGAGGCCCTCCACCAAAGCCCCGCCCACGTCCTCGAAGAGGTCTACCCCCTCCTCCAGGACGCCTATCATGCCGTCTATGATCTCCGGCAGAGCCTGACAGATTTCCCAGATGATCTGGGGCAGGTCGTCGATCAGGGAGGTCAACAGTTCGACCCCGGTCTCCACCATTTCCGGAATACTGTCCACCAATTTGTCCTTGATAGCCCCCAGGAGCTCTGTCAGGCCCTCCGCGATTGTTGCGCTGATTTCCGGGAGGTCTGTCACCAGGGCGGTCAGCAGTTCGACCCCAGCCTCCGCCAGGTCCGGCAGCTGCTCTAAGAGCGTGTCTATGACGGACTCGATGATCTCCGGAAGCACCTCAACTATGCTATCGATGATCTCCGGCAGGTCCTCCACCAAAGCGCTCAGCAGTTCCACACCGGCCTCGGTGATCTCAGGAACAGCTTCCAACAATGTAGAGACGATGCTCTCGACGAGCTCCGGCAGTGCCTCCAGGAGTGTTGGGGCCGCTTCCAGGATGCCGTCTGCCAGTCCCGTTACCAGCCCCAGCGCCGCATCCGCAAGGAGCGGCACGTTATCTACCAGCGCCTGCACCAGCTGTGTCACTGCCTCTGCGCCCGCCGGGAGCAGGTCAGGAAGCGCTTCAGCCAGCCCTTCCACCAGCCCGGCAATCAACTGGGCCCCAGCCTCAGCCAGCTGGGGCAGCGCTTCGATCAGCCCCTCTGCCAGTGACGTAACGACTGTGACAGCCCCCTCTGCCAGCTGGGGCGCGGCCTCGGCCAGACCGTTGAGCACATTGAGGATGATCTCCGTCCCGAACTCCAGCAGCTCCGGCAGCTTCTCCGCCGCCTGTCCGATGAGCCCGTCAATGGCATCTGCCAGGGCCTCCTCTGCCCCGTCTGCCCCTTCAGTGAGCCCTACAAAAGCATCCACAACATCCGCGAGAGCGGGCGCAAATTCGGCTGTCAGCTCTGTCTTGACCTCTGCCACCCGGCCACCCAGACGGGCCATGGTGTCATCCAGCTCCGCCTGGGCCCTGTTCGCCTCCAGGACCGTGGCGTTGTTCTCTTTGAAGATGTCGGTGGCATTCTGATAGGTCTCCGCCAGGGTGTTGGTGATGAGTGCCGTCCGCTCCGTCTCGTCCGCGCAGGCGGAGAGTTTATCGTTGAACTCATCCTCAGAGATGCCTACCCAGTTGAGGGCATCGGCGAGTGCGCCGGTGACCTCCCCCACCTTTGCGGTCTCGTTGGATGCCTCGATCAGGCTGTTAATGGGGAGCGCGTCACCAAAGGTGCCTGTGACACCAGCAACGATGCCGCCCCACTTGGCCACATCCTCCTCTGCGGTTGCCAGCTGGGCCAGGAGCTGGGCGGACTCCGTGGCGTTGTCCGTGTCGCCTAGGACGGCATAGAGGGTCTGGTATGCCTCCTTCGCGGTTCCAGTAGAGAACCCTGCCGCCTCGAAGGCCGTGTTCAGCTTCCCCTGGGCGGCGCGGTACTCCTCCGTGGACTCCGCAATGTCGTTGAGAAATTTTACTCCAGCGACGGCGGCGGTGCCCACTGCTGCGATTGCGGCTCCGGCAGCCTTGGCCCCGGTGACAAGGCTGTCTTTCAGCGCATCGGCGAAGGACCGGGTGCCCTCTTCTGCCGCCTGGGCCTCTTTGCTGTATTCTTCAATAGAATCAGCGCAATCGGATGAACTGTCTGCGGCCTTTTTGACCTCCTTGCCGTACTGGTCAATGGAAGTGGCGCACCCGTCGGCGCTGGCGGCGGCCTCATCCAGGTACTGATTGTTCTTTTGGATGACCTCTGAAATGCTGTTCTGCTCGACCTTTGCACTGTTGAGCTGCTGCTGCCAGTTCTGGACCCCCTTAGTGGCGGCATTGGTTGCCTGTTCCGCTTCTTCCTGGATGTGTTTCCACTTCTCGATTTCAGCGGTAAGCTCCGCCTGCTCTTGTTGGGTGTCTCCAGTGGACTGCCTCAGCTTTTCCAGGGATTCCTCATAGTCTGCCACCATCTTCCCAGCTTCCGCAGCAGCATCTGCATAAGCTTTCTGATGGCCCTGAGCATTTTTGAGTGCATCGCTTAATGTCTGGACTTTTTTCTCCTGCTCCGCCTGTATGTCAGCCAGGGCCTTGCCCTTAGCTGTCAGGGCCTCCATGGAGTTTGCATTGCCCTTAAACTCACTCTCCACCAATGCCAGGGAGGACTTCAGCGTCTTCAGCTCCGCATTGCAGGCGGCAATCGACTGCTTATACTGCCCCTCACCCTCTACGGCCAACTTGGTAGATATGGTTCGTACCGCCATCAGTCATCCTCCCGCTTCCGCTTTGGCTGGTGGGCCTGGATATACAGTTCCCAGAGGTCCCCGGCCTCACCCGGGGTAGACAGCAGCGTCTCCCGCCGGGTGAGGCCGCACAGGACCCCGATCCGGATGTAGTGGGCCCGGGTCAACTTGTTTTTTTTTGCTCGTTCAGCTCCGCCAGGCCCAGATCGACCTCATCGTTCTC